ATATGTACCTCATGCGTTGCTCTTGTCCACGCCCTTGTTTTGGGAGAAATTCCCGTGGTCGCTGTTAGCTTTTGGTAGTGTCGCTGTACCCTTCTCTTTTAATGTGTCGCCTGTAACCCAAGCGCCAGCCGCCATGCGGGTGTGTTGCTTGACTTGTTCGCTTTGTTGCTCTTTGTCAGTAGTAGCCATTTCAATCTCCTAAGTTGCGTTGTGTAACATTTTGCAGTTTGAGTGCTGTCTCTTCCTGCTCCCTTTGCAATTTGATCTCTTCGACCGTGAGGTCTGCCGTCATCATCCGTTCTTTCGTCAGGTTGTCTTCGGCGTTCATAGCGATCTTCGCTTGCAATTCTTTTGCCTTCTGCGCCATGTCCGCTTGGTCGCGTGCAGTGCGTCGTTGTGTCTCTGCCATAGAAGCCTGCAACACAGCTTGTGCTTCGCCTTCCATAGGAGGTGCTGGTGGCTTGAACTGTTGCATGACTTGACCCAACTGCTGAAGGGCTGGTAGCACGCCTTTGAAAACCTCAGCGGTATCCAATTTGACGTGATCAGATGCAATAGCCATAGCGCGATCAATGTCGGGAGCCAGCTTGCTGTCCTCGTAAGGGCCTAGCTTCAAGTCCGTACCAGCAGTCACATAAGCACTCATCTGACTTGTGTACCACAGCATCATGTGTTGCTTGATGTGCTCCAAAGCCTGTGGAATAAACTTCGGTGCAATCAAGTTGTTAGAACCCAGCATTGGATCAAGACCAAAAGTTAGGTGAACTTGGATGTGCGCTAAGTGATCTTGGTTAGGGTATGCAAACGACGATTTGCCTAAAGACATTGCGGCGTTCTCGTCAGCGGCGTTGTGCTCCATCGGCTTAGTAGCGTTAGGTAGTAACTCTTGAATGTCAGGAACCTTCAACTGCTTAAGCATTCGGCTCAACACGGCTTTTTGGTCAAACATCCCCGGATTTGCCGCCGACATCTGAAGCACCGCTTGCATCTGCGCCATGCGCTGAGTTTCAGAGAAAATGTGCGGATCAGAAACAGGAACAATGTCGCTGTTTTTTTTAAAGTCTTCACGGCTAATAGGTAACTCAGCAACGTCGTCACCTCTTCGCATATCGTCCAAGTACCAGCGGTTGATGCGACCAAGCACACCTAACACTCTGCGCTGGCTCTCATGCAAACGTGCGTGAATAGCGGAGAACACCGCCGCACCTTGCTCAATCAAAGCCTGCGTAGTTCCCACAGGAGTATTGGCAGATACATCACCAATCTTTTCCTCAGCAGTGGTGACCACGCCTTTGGCGGCAGTAGTAAGCCAACCAAGCAATTGGAATAGAACGGGAGATGGTGCATTGAACGGCATGGGCATAGCGATTTGGCGGATGTCGTTGACGCCCGGCCCTGCTTCGATCTCCGTCACCTGAGTCACCTCAATGTTCTGTGATTGACCAGAAACCTTTGCACCTTTCAACTTCAGCATCGTTGCTGAGTTGTTGATGTGCGCAGTGTCCAGCAAGGCGCGTAGAGCACCCGTCAAGGCGGCTGTGAGACCTCCAATGAGTTGGGGTAGCCCAATAGCGTATGCACCCCTCCAAGGGATAAATTTAAACTCAATGAGCCAATCTAACTTGGTCATTGTGTCGTCACCCTCTTCCCAGTTACGGTACAACCCAAGAACTTTGCTTTCAAGTTCGTCAATCATCAGGATGTAGGGAGCCAACTCGCCCTTGGTAATTGGGTCGTCTTCAATCTCAAGGAATGTGTAGATGTGATAAACCTTGCGCAGACCGTCTTCGTTGTCACCGTAAGACCTACCCTCAATCTTGTCGTTAGCTTTTTCTGAGGCTGTTTGCTCAGGTTCTGACGTAGCGCGAACAAAGTCAATGTCGCGGTACAAACCAGAATCAATGCGGCGCTTGAACTCCATCCCTGTGATGTCTTGCATCTCAGTCACGCGCTGGGCAGTGTAGAAGTTCACAGCCGCATAGGGAAGCATCACGTTGTCGATAGGAACGAACTCAGCGCAGGGGCGCTTTTTTTGCTCGTCGTACCACAGTTTCATGTACTGCGAACCACCAAGGGGAAGCTGAGTCAGCAACTGTTCCTGTTCATCGCGGAACTCTTCGATCTGTTCAGTCAACTGCCAGTTAGCCCAGTCGCGTTTGCGCTCTGCTCGTTCTGTTTTCTCCTCAGTAGCCTCGCCCATGATCTTTGTGCGGACAGGGCCATCTGGCGGGAACAATTCCTTGATGGCACGAGCGGCAAAGTCAACGCACGCCTCAGCCATCACGGGGTGAACAACTTTGCTGGCACCCATGAACTGAGCACCGCCCGGTGAGTCATTCCCTAAACCCGTGCGTTTCAGTCCTTCTTCATACTGCTTGTCGCGTTGCTCTCGTGCTTCCTTGTCTTTCTCAATCAGGTCAAGGTAACGCATTCCAATCTTGTCAAGGTCGTACAGGTTGACAACTTCTTCGGAAAGGTTTTCATAGAACTCAGCATCCTCTTCAGGCGTCTTGTCATCGCCCATGCGAACGATAGCGGAGCCGTCCTCTAGTTCTTCAACGTCGCTGATGTCTTCGTCTACTTCAACGTCAGCACTACCGTCTTTGTTGTTTTTAAGTCCGTCAATAAAGCGGTCAAATTCTTGGTCGATGGGCATTTGTTTTGCCATGTTCTTATTCCTTAGTTACGCACAGTAGGGATCGTTTGATCTTTGCGCTTGAGTGACTCGCGTATAGCCTGCGCCGTTGGGGATGTACCACGACCGCCTTCTTCAGCATATTGATGGCGCATCATGTACATCAAGTCTTTGTTAGCGTCAGCTTTACCAAATTGAATCTTGGCTTTATTTCCCAGAATTTGACCAGCAACGGATTGGGCGTTGAGGAACTTCTTCATTGGATCACCGCCAGCGTAAGGGTCGTTGGCAAGGAACACGCCACCAGTGCGGGGGCTGTGGCTGACGATGAGACCGGGGATGTTCTTCCCCAGCGCAATTACTTCTTCGTTGCTCAGGGCGCGACCGTTAGGGCCAGTCACCATCATCGCTGTAGCATCTTTAATGTTGTTGGTTGCCATAGGAACAAAGCGATGTGCCGCCATAGCCTCTTGGTTCAACTCTTGACCTGCGGTTGCAATGTCGCGACGCAATGATTTATTGGTGGAAAGGTTTCCAGCACGAGGTACGTCAACACCAACCATAGGGTTCAACTCAAGTTGTCCTTCGTTGTTCATGTAGACGCCTTGACCGCCGCGCTGAGTAGTCTTGCGACCACCCATGTTGGTCATCGGAACAGCCGCGCCTTCACCAATCATTTGCCTAGTAACTTCATCTTGAAACTCGCGTGGTTTGAACTTTGCTAAGTCAGGAGCAACAGCCTCAGTCGTCAGAGTTGCTGGGGTAAATGGACGACGAGCGGCGGCAGTCACTGAGTTAAGACCACCTTCAATAGCGCGTGGTGCTTTAACAGCGGCATACGGTGCGGCAAAGGCACCTAACATTTCAGCAATAGGGTACTCGTCCTCGTTGATCATTCCCTTGTTGCGCATGGCGTTCTTGATGTCGGTAGACGTACCAGACATGGGGAACTTAGCGACCTTCTCTCCTTCAGGGTCGAGCACTGAGGCAGGCTTGTTTAGACCGGGGATCACGCTCTGCGCAAGATTAGCAATGTCAGGAACTTGTCCAGCCAACACCGCGCCGATGCGAAGGGATAAGCCCTTGGCTCCGCCGGGTCGTCCCGCCTGCTCCCACTCCTTTGTAACCTGAGCCTTCAGCATCTCAGACGCCTTGTCCATTGTTTGGGATGGTTGCTGGAACCGTTGGCTTGCCATCTGGGGGAATACACCAAATGCCGCACCCTGCGCGTCAGCCATCTTTTCCAACTCTTGGGGGGTAGGTGCAGGAACTGAGCCAGCTTCAGCGTAGCGACGCTCTACGACGCCTCCAACAGCCATATGTTGGTCGAGTGCGCTCTTTAGGCGTTGTTCAAATGATGTGTTCACAGTACCTCCGTCTTTGCGGTTCATAATCTTATCGAAGTCGTGGAAAGGTGGACGCTCTGCTGATCCACCATCCTTGTAACCTTCCTTTTGGAGGTTGGTCAAATACTCTTCGCTGACAAACTGCTTTGGGTTGCCACGCGACATAGCCCAAGCATTGACTGGGTCGGTTGGCCCGTAGCCTTTTTTCTTCATAAATTCTGGCGCGGCAGATCGAACTGGTGTTGGTTTAAACCTCATACCAAGATCGTCACCAGTCACTTGAACTGGGAATGCCTCGTTAAGGTCTGCTCGGTTGATGATCTTGTTGTCCATCACAAACAGGTGCGGCCCAACATCAAACGTGTTTGCATTAGCCAATACTGGGTCAGTCTCGCGAGTCAAGATGCGACTGATGTTTGAGGCATCGTTGTATTTGACGTTAGGGTTAGCCGCTTTGAACTCTTTGCTAATCACCGGCTTCCTGACACCCACACCCATCAATGCATCGCTGATAGCTGTACGGCGCTCAAAGGTCGTAGCCGCATTGATTGCTTGGGGGTCGGTAATGTCAAAGTCGTCAGAGAACAGCGGGTTGCCCTTGTCGTTCTTTGCTTGCTTGATACGTTGGTTGATTAGCTTGATTTGCTCTGGGTTAACAGTGCCAGCTTGATTTGCCGCTTGCAGTGTCTTGACGGCATCTTTGACCACCACCGTGTTGGATTTGTGTTGCTCTGGTGATCCAGCGTAGGTTGTCCATATTGTTTTCTCTGGATCATTCTGTGCAATCTTTTTCTCAGCGGTAGATTGATTCCCAAAGCCCCAAACAGTCCGCGCCTGTTTATGTGGTTGTGAGTAGTTCTGTAAACCTGTAAATCCTATACCGCCCATGTTTTCAGCAAAGACTCTGGAACGATCAGCCTCAGTGAAGTTTAGTGTCTTACCTTCAGCGCCGACATTACCTAACGCCTCAGACATCCGCATGGTGGGAGCTTTCAGAGGGTCAGCGAAGTCAATGCCCGGCACCCCCATGCCTCGAGCACGCAGTCCAGCGATCTCTGCCTTAGACAATCTGGTGCCAGCTTTACCGAGGTTAGCTAGTCCAGTCAAACCACCGACTTGCATACGGATAGCGCCGCCTTTTTTAGCCAAAAGGGTTGCATCAGACTCAGGTGAGTAGTATTTAGAAAAGACTTCACCAATAGCGCCTTCATCTAAACCCATACCCAAAAACTGATTGCGTAAGTTGCTTACACTTTCAGCACCGCCCAATGCACCATAGGCACGACTGTAGTCTGGAGTGCTTGGTACTTCTGGTGTGGTCTGAAGGTTAACTGGAGGCGGTGCAGGTTGAGTAATAGCTTCTTGAAACTCTTGCTTAATTGGATCAGCTATTTGCGACACCTGAGTATTTTGCAATACATTGCTTGGTTCATTTTTTTGTGTGATGCGCTCAATCTCTTGAGGGATGTCTAAAGTCTCTTGAACTTTGTTGTCTTGCACATCCCTTTCTTCTGGAACGCTAGCCTGTGTAATCCGCTCAATCTCTTGGGGAATGTTCACAGATGCTTCTCTGCCGCCTTGGGTTTGCGGTTCTTGACGCTGTTTCAGTTGATTAAGAGCACCCAGCACGTCGTCGTTATACCTGCGGGTTCCAGTCTCGTTAGGATGCAGGTTGTCAGACAGCAGGCTCTTGTCTTGCAAGATGTCTCCCATTGAGTCAACCAGCGCGACGTTGTTGTACTTGCTGGCAACCTCTTGAAAAAGGGGATCAATCTTTGGATCAAAGTTGTTACTGACAACATCCTCCATTGATGAGGCATAAGGTGAGCCAGTCAAAACAACGCTGACACCCTGCGCTTCTAACGTCGAAAGAATCTTGTCGATGTTCCCTTTGATCTCGTCTTTGGGTACACCCTTTAAAAAGTCTACGCCACCCGTTTGCAGGAACACTGTAGCGTTAGGGTCAAACGATCCACCATCATTGATGAAGTCCATCAGTTGCTGATAGGTGTCGGCTGTTGTCGCACCACCTACCGCTGTGTTTGTTGTGGGTTGCCCTGTCGCTTGTGTTAGGTCATTGACCAGTAGGTTGTTTAGGCTGTTCCAGCTTGCACCAGCCATGATGTTGCCACCCAATACTTTGGATGGTTGACCACCGCCAGCCATTCGAGCAAGACCGCCTTTTTTACGTTGTAACTGTTTTTGCATGGTTATACGGCATAAGGGTTGACCCGCGCAGGTTGGGCATCGAAGTAGTCGTCGTCATCATACATTGGCTCAGGATCGATGTCGAGCCAACCACCATCCTTCAACCACCGCATAGCCTGAGTTGCTGAGTCGACGTAGTCGTCATGCGTGCTGTCAGGGAATGCGCATATCTGGGATAGGAACCCTTCCACCCAATCTTTGACGTAACCCTTATGCACCTCAGACTCAGGGAGCCAGACCCGCTTGGTGGCAAAGATAGCGGCGGTGATCTGGAGGCGTTGCATTTTGTCCGCACGACCGGGGTTATACCCCCTGACAATCAAATGCGCTTTCTGCAACTCTTGAATGAGAGACAGACCCGCCGCCTTCTCTTCGACTAGGATTAGGTCGGGGCGCTTGGCATCCTTACCCTCACCGTAAGACACTCGCCACTCATCCATAGCGCGATCCTTCAGCTTAGGGAAAGTTAGGTGCTCCGCCCAGCAGTCGATCAGCATCACGGACATTGGCCCGTCCATCGGCTTGAACACACCCCATGTCGTGAACGCTGTTGGGTCGTTGTAGGACTTGTCGGTGTACGCACAGTCATAGGACTGTAGGATGTACTCAAACTTAGGGAACGGTTTCCCAGCGGGATACATCTGGAACATATCCCTCGTAACCACCTTACCGTCCTCCAAATCGACGATAGCGCCCATAACTTCCTGCTCGTATAGCTTTGTACCCTTGTACTGCTCCAACTGCCTCTGGAAGGCTTTGTCGAGGTTCTTAGCGTTGTCGTATGTGCTGGCGCGGGATACCACCACGTCGTCACCTTCCCTGCCTACCAGATCAAGGATCAAGTCCTTTGGTCGAGGCGTTGTGGTCACGATCACGCGAGGGTGGCTGTGCGGTCTGTTGTCGGGCTTAATCCTCAATCCAAGCATCATGTTGTCCCACGCCTCGTTAGGCCCGAGGTACTGGAATGCGGCTAACTCATCACACCAACAGAACGACGAGTTGATACCGCGCAGTCGATCAAATGAGTCAGCCGACACACCCCTGATCTTGGAGCCGTTCGATAGCTTGATCAGGTGGTCTTGTTTGTTGTAGTCAATTACCAATGGTTTAGGTATGCATTCGAGCAGTCCTGATTTTCCTTCAAAGCAGGTGAATTTCAAGTCCCCGCTGGTAGGTGCCAACACCACGCTCAGAGTGTTAGGGTGCGTCCATGCCCACCACCACAAGGCTTCAGCCGCTGACCGAGTCTTGCCTGCACCCCTGCCTGCCAACATCAAAAACACCGTGTAATCAGAGTGCAGGTCTGGCGGTATCTGGTAGGCGTGTGCCATCTCGATCCACTTAGCATGGGCAATAAAAGCAATCCGATTGTGCTCTGACAGAGTATCAAACTCAGCGATGGTTTCAGAATCAAACATCTCTGCCAACATAAGTATTACTTTCTTAGCAGATCAGCCAAAACAGCGGATAAAACCCCGTGTTCTGCGGCACCCGCTGGCGCTTGAATGTAATACTTAGCCTGCACGTTTGGTCATTTCCATGTTGCGGATCACCTCAAGGAACTTGCTGGCGGTAGCATCCTGCGTGGCAATAGGTGCTCCACCCTCTACACCCTCAATGGCAACCCTGTCACCATACTTTGTGGGGTGAAATTTAGCCAGCAATTTAAGGCGGGTTTCAATGCGTAGCCTGCGGTGACCAAGCATATCCTCGACCGTCGTTGCCGCGCCCTCGTCTGTCATCACCTGCTTCTGACCCAATTCAACAGTGTCAGCAATCTGCAAGCACTCCTCAGCAATGGCGTCATAACCAATATCGCGTGCGCGTGCGATGGATGCGGAAAGAGCCTCGTCGCGACCCATCCAATCGTACACCGTTCTCCACGCAGGGAACCCAGCGTTCTCTCTGCATATCTGCCTGAGCGGTACTCCCTCGCTTAACTGCTCACAGATAACTCTTGCTATCTCTGGGCTGTACTTTGATGGTCGTCCTGTTGGCTTTGAGGCTTCTGCGGCGTTTTCAGGCGTCATAGCACCCTTCACCTCTGTCTTGGCTTTTGAAGGCTTGGCGGGGCTTTTAGACCCCTTCTTGACGGTTTCTGGCATGACCCGTATTCCCCTGTTGATTTAGTTCGCCAGAGTTTAGCAAACCTTTTGGGTTTTCGCTACCTACCACCTCGATGCGTCCACAGGCACGGCATACCCACTTGGTTCCAGCCTTCACCTCATACTCGGTGACTAACCCGCCGCATTTACAAGTTCTCATAACGACACCCTTGTTGGTAACCCGTTAGGTACCCTCGAGGTACCCTGTTAGGTACCCTACGAGGGTTCGGTCTACTTCGCTTTCGGTTCGCTACACAATCCAATGGTGATAGCACGAGGGCTTTGTTGTAGGCACTCTTCCTCAGTCAAAATGAAGTCTGGCGCCCATACCATCAGGAACAAAATCAATATGAACATTATAGCGATTGTGACCTTTTGGATCAAGGTCTCGTCGGGTAGCTGTTGGCTTGGTAGGTCTTTCATCATGTCGTCAATTTCCTGTTTGTTCATAATTGCGCTCCTTCAGTGTTTCCTCTATGCCAGCGGCGAAGTGACAGATTTGCCGACCAAATGCTGGGTGTACGGTCTTGGACTCCTGCCACTGCTTGTCAATGTCGTCGAGGGTGATCCTCTTCCACTCCCTACTCTTCGTCGTCGTCTGGGTATCTGTCTTTGTCATTGCGATCCTCCTCTGTTTCAAACGCCGTATGCTGGGCTTCCCAGTCACTCTGGATTTGGCGCTTGCGCTCCTCCTCTGCGCGTTGCTCTGGGGTGATGGCTTTAAACTGTTTATACAGTTCTGCCTGTACTTGATCCATTAGGCTTCCCATATCGTTCATGCTGTCACCTCTATTGCCAAAATTTCTTGTAAGCCCTTGAGAATCCGCTGTGCCTCGGCACGAGTCAGTGTGGCGTGCATACTGGCATTACGACCCTGCAAGGCTAACCAGACACCACCGTCGTCCCACTCGTCAACGCTGATGCGAACCTGCTGTTCAGTGTAGAGTGCTGTTTCCATATCTTCATTCATGCTGTTCCCCTTTCAAGAACTAAACCAATGGCGTGATCACTCATGCCGTCGTTGCCTGTGCCAAGTTTCTCGTATGCGGCATAGGCTTGTGCATAGTTGGCGTAGGTGCCAATTACCTTACCAGTCTCTTTGTTGATAATCTCGTGTGGTCGGTTATCAGTCATGCTATTACTCCACATATTCGTTGGACTCAGCCACCAAGCGCTGGTGGTCAATCTTGGTCTCTTCCAGCAGGCGCTGGTACTCTGCCTGTGGGATGTCATAGGTGATGTCGGCACCAGTGGCATCAAAGACAA